CTTTCAAAGCACGGCTTCTAGCAGTAACCGTAACTTTCTCGATGCTGAATGCCATTTCGTTGAAATGATCACCAGTTCCAGAACCTAAGTTCTCAGCATCGTCTGTACGCATACCAGTACCAGTTGGGTACGTAGTAGCAGTTTGTGAACCTTGAGGGTTCAATAGTCCTGGATTGTTTGCACCAGTTAAACCAGTACCACCAGTAGAACCAATACCTGCAGCAGCACCAGGGAAGTTCCCGATATTGCGACCATCATCCTGTCCAGAGAATGAAGTATCTGCTTCATCGAATAGAGCTTCAGCACCAGACTGAGACTCGTAGCGTGAACGCATTGCAAAGATTAGTCCAGTAGGACCATTCATTGGTTGAACACCAGCTAGGTCATATGCGACCAAGTTTGGCATTGAACGTCTAATAAGACTTATTAATACTGGGTCGAAACCTGCTGTAGGTCCGCCAGCTGCAGCACTAGCACTAAATCCTGGATTGGATCCTGTACTTGTACTATTTGTTGGAACAGCTTCTGAGAGGAATTCTCTTTCTTCACGTAGTGCGGTTTCTTGGTTCTCTAGGAGAACTGCAGTAACCATTCTTTTATGAGGATCTTTGATTGCATCAAGACCGTCATGGTTTAGAAGGGGAGCCCATTTCTCTTGCAGCTGCTCTGAATGTAGCATTTGCATTTGAATTTACCTTTTATACAAAAAGTTTAGTTTGAACATATGATATTAAAATCACTTTTTAGAGACTCTGTTCATAGTCTGTAGGTATGATTCCATCAAACCAGATACTGGTTGTGGTGTGGAAACTTCATCACCCTCAGACAGATTTTCAGATTTGTCTCTCTGAGTGCCAGAATTGCTAGGGAAATAAGATTCTCTAAGCGTTACTAGCTTCTCACGATAGTCTACTTCACTTTCAAACTCAACATTTTCCGCAAGAGTAGCAAGCTTATCTCTTTGAGTGTCTGCAAGACCCTCAGTTACTTCTGCAAAAATTACATCAGCAACAGATTCTGCTAATCTTCTGTTAAGAGCAACATTGTTCTTTATTTGCTCGTTGAGTTTATTTTCCATCTCATCAAGTTTATCTACCATGCTATTAAGTACATCGTATTTATCTTCAGGGATTGTTACATAATGTTCTTCAAAGAGTGACTTCATACCTTCTAGGAAGGATTCAGTCATTTCTGTTTTAAGACCTGCCTCTGCTGCAAGTTGGTTTTCTTCCAACCACTCACTAGCAACGTATTCTAGATAAGAATCGACACGTTCTTGTAATTCTTTTTTGATTGATGATACTTCTTCAACAAGTTTCTCTTCATAAGAAATTTTAACTTGCTCAGATAGTTCAGCAACTTTTGCCTTAATAGCAGATTCAAAAATAGTCCGTGCTTTTGTTTCAAACTCTTCAGAAAGTTTTTCGCCTTCGATTAAAGCATTAATGTCTGCATCGACATCAATTTTCTCTTCGACTACTTCTTCTTCTGTAGTTTCTTCTTCAGCAACAACTTCTTGAGTTTCCTCGACTTCTGTTGTCTCTTCTTCAGATACTACTTCTTCTTCTGTAGTTTCTTCTTCAGATACAACTTGATCTGCAGGTTTCTCTTCCTCTTCCTTCTTAAGACCTTTTGCACCTTCAGCAGGTTTTGCACCTTTGTTTACTACATCCTTAACTTGCTTAAGTGTAGCACCAGGTGTTTTTAACTTTGCTGAATCGTCATCAGACTTATAATTTTCTGGAGTAGGACCACCGAGATCTTCCCAAGTAGCGGGAGTACCTCCTGTACTTAGTTTTTGCATTGGTTCCGAAGGCTTAGCACCTTTGGTTACTGCGTTTTCTTCGATGTTTTCCATTTTCTGTAAATTGTTGCCAACGGACATTTGTTTTAGATATTTTTTAATTAATCTGTATTTATTTATAGAACTTACAGATTTGAAAGAAAATCATTGAATAGATTCAACTTATGCTCTTCCAGTCTTCTTTGATCAACTAAAGTGTTAATCGACTTCTTAGTTCTTTCAGCAAGTTCTTGACGAAGAATTCCTCCTTCCCAAACCCACTCTTTTCCTTCCATGATGCCATTAACAAATGCATCTGGAGCAGAAGGATCAGCGACAATATCAGCAGCAGTTGCTAACTGAAAATCTTCACCAACATATTTGACACCATTTTGTTCTCTTAAAGAACCAATTCCACGAGAAGAAACTCCAAGTGTTACTCCTTCCTCTATAAGTGAAGATGCAATTTTACCCATTGGAGTATTAAGTATTTGTGCCTTACCTACAAAATTATTTCCTTCTTGTTTGAGTGAAGTAATTTTATGAGAAACACGATCCAAATTTACAGTTGGACCATCTGGATGTCCCAACTCACCAAGAGCACGACCCTTATTAACAAAAGATTCATTGTATCTTGTAACTTCATTAGCAAGAGTACTTACTGGATAAACCCTACCATTACGGTTTTTGATTTCTCCTTGAAGAAAAGTTCCTTCAATATAAAGTTTCTTTTTACTACCTTTTCCTTCAGTAATAAATTTTACGTTAGATACTTCTTCTGTAATTAGTTTCATTGTTCTTGCTCTGGTTCGGCTTCAGGTTCTGCAAAAATTGTAGCAGCCACATTAGGCTTAATTGCATCAATTTTTTCAGCAGACTTTGTATATAAAAGATCTTTTATTTGATCTGATATTTCACTTGGTTTTGCATCAGTAGCAATCAAATCGATAATATTATCCATGAAATGTTAATATAGCGTTATAATTTATTTATATCTCGGCCAATTTAGTGTCTTTCTTGACATCTCCATTAGTTAGACCACCATCTAAGGGAGGTGCCATACCACCATCTGCTCCTAATGCCATTACATCGTCTTCAGTTCCTGGTGCCATCATTTCTCCAGTAATTGGATCAATCATTGAAGGATCAGGAATAGTTCCATCTGCAATTTCTTTTTCAATTTTCTTATCCTCTTCCTTCATTTCAGTTTCAGTCTGACGAAGAACTTTTGATCTTACCCACTCTTGAGAATAATATTTACCGATATAAGGTTCTATTTGAGCAAGAATTCCAAGTCTACCTTCTAGAAGTTCAGTTTCTTTTAGTTCTGCAAACTGATTATCATATAAGAAATCATATTGGATATGATCACTAATCTCATCCCAATCTTCTGGAGCAATAATATTCTTAAGTATTAACTGTGTTCTTAAGAAATCAGTAAACATATTTGCAAATCTTTTTCTCAAACGACCTACAAACTTAGAGAATTTTAATTCATCTCTTAGAATTTCTGATGAACGTCCCAAGTTAAAACCACCATCATTAGCAATTCTAGATTCGGGTACACCTAATGCTCTATAAAGTTTCTTTTGGAAATACTCAATATCAGCAAGTTCACCAAGATTTTGTCCACCAGGTAGAGTTGTGATTTCAGTTCCACGACCACCTTCTCTTCTAGGCAACCAGAAATCTTCCATCATAGACATGAACTTTCTGTCATCTCTAACTTCACCAGTGGATGCATCATAAACTAACTTATTTCTATAGCGAGACATTACCTCTTTTAGGTATTGTTCTGCCTTAACTTTTGGTAGATTACCTACATCAATATAGAATATTCTTCTTTCAGGTGCTCTTGATAGTCTGTATATAACAAGAGAATCCTCAATCATTCTAAGTTGATTAAGTGCCTTAATTGCTTTATGGAGGTATGATAAACAAGTACCCTTATTCCTATCAAATAAACCAGAGGTTACATAAGTGATAGAATCTTTAGCAATTTTAATTGAAGTTTTATCGTTTCCTCTTCCACCACCAGCAGCAAACATCGTTGTTGGATAATTTGGCTTAGGAGTATAAACATAATACTCATCAATTTCTGGATATATTGCCTTCTTCATGTCAGATGGACCTTGTGGTCCATTCATCATTTCATTACCTTTTTGTTTTCTTTCTTTTCTTACAAACTTAATCTTCATGGGATTGATATATCTTATCTCTTTAATCCCATCTTCTGGTTTCTTAACGTCAATTACTTTTAAGTAATAAAGTCTTCCGTCAACATACCAATTTCTAAAAACTTCATGTGCTTTTTTATCAAAGTCCATCATTTCTTTGATGCCTTTGAATTCTTCTCTAATTTTTTCTTTTACTTTATCGCTTGCATTAACATTTGATAATTCTATTTCAATTGGAGAATCATATAAATCACTAACTAAAGCTTCATTAACAACATCTTCAATCGCAGAATCCGCTTCTGGATGAACTGCCATTTCTCTATAACGACGCATTAAATCATATTCAGTTTTATAAACACCTTCGATGTCTACGTACTGACCATAAAATCCACTAGAAATATAATTATCAACCCCGTCCTCGTTTGAAGGAGGAACGGGGGATAGTAATGAAGTTGATTTTTTCTCCTTATCTATGGAGAATCCAAAAAGCTTAGGCATAGTATATAAGTTTTCCTACTATTATAACATATTTATTAGGAAATGCTCTCGCCTCCTGCATTAGCACCAACACCCTTGATAGATTCCCAGTAAAGAACTTGTAGTTCTACTGTAAATTCTTCAACAGTATCAATGGTTTCGTAAGAAAGATCCATCTGACTTATGTTAGTTGGGAAGATGTCAAAGAACTTATAAGTTCTAAGAGTAGACCCATCACGATCTAACTGATGAACAAATGCATCTTCCTGATATTCTGCAGGATCATTAAACCCTGTTGCATCAGATAATTTATTAATGACATTCATCCACTTTTCAAAAGCAGAACGAATTGCAAAGTCAGTGTCATTAATAACTGTAATTGTCCAAGTATCAAAGGTTCTATCACCAGCAATCTTTAAAATCCTTCCTCTAAAGTTAATATCAATTGGTGTGATATTAGAAGCAGGAAGTGCTGCTGATT